AGCAGGCTGAGAAGTACCTGAACTTGGCAGAGCAGGAAGAGCGCGACAAGTCGCCGATCTACTTCGCTCCTAACATCTCTGTGTATACCGCCTGACCATGCCGATCTTCCTCGACACCCTCGGAATGAGCACGCTAGCGGTTGCTATCTGCGATCGCTGCAAGATGAAGCGTGCCCACGCGGTGATGAGGCCAGATCCGAACTTTCCTGGCTTGCAGGTGTGCGATCAGGGATGTGCAGACCAGAAGGACCCTTATCGGCTTCCGGCCCGTAAGACAGAGCGCATCAACCTCCGTTTCCCGCGCCCCGACGTGAGCGTGGCACTCGATCCGAACAACCTCGTTACCGACAACCAAGGTGACTGGGTAATTTCGACCGAGGGCAACACCGATACGCCGGAGAACAACGGTAACCTTGACGGAATTTCGGTGTCACCATAATGGCCAATCAAACTATTACCCAGCTTCCAGCCGCGGGCCCAATCACAGGCACCGAGCTTGTACCCATCGTTCAAAACGGCGGGACGTATCGCACGACCACGGGCGCGATTGCTAACAGCCCGACGCTGAATCAGACCTTTGTGACCCAGTCGCAAGAGGTCAACCTAACAAATAGCCGTTATCTGTCGGTCGACACCGGCCTGCAACTCACAGATGGCGGCTCGCTGTCGTTCCTGCGTATTGGCATGACCGGCGCGGCCAGCAGCTTGAACGCAGCCTCTTCCGGTTTCATCGTCAAGGACTCGGCCAATACGGTTGTCTCGCGCAGCCTGACTACGTCCGGCACCGGCCTGTCGATCTCTAACCCTGACGGCACTGGCGCTAATCCCATCTTCTCGTTGACCGGCACAGTAGCCTCTCTGGCCAACTTCCCCGGCGTGGGTGTTTTGGCTTTGCGCCCGGGCAACACGATTGCCGCATTGACGGTAACGGGTACGGCCAACCAGATCGCGGTGACTGATGGTGATGGGCAGGCGGGCAATCCGACAATTGGTATTGCAAGCAATCCAGTGCTTCCTGGGACTGGGTCCGTTAAGGTCCCCGGTGGAACCACGGCACAGCAGCCCGTTGGGTCAAACGGTGAATTCCGATACAACACCGATCTGGCAGCTTTTGAGGGCTATGCAGGCGGGTCCTGGCAGGCTTTCCCGATTGGTACAGGCGTCAACACGTTTAGCGCGGGCACCACGGGATTTTCGCCGTCGTCTCCCACCACTGGCTCTATCGTACTGACCGGCACGCTCAACGTGTCCAATGGAGGCACGGGAGCCACTACTCTGACGGGATACGTCAAAGGCAACGGCACGTCGGCCATGACGGCCGCGGCAACGGTGCCGCATACCGATGTCTCTGGTCTTGGCACGATTGCTACTCAGAATTCCAACTCGGTGGCCATCACCGGCGGTGCGATTACTGGCGCCACGATTAACAACGCGGTGATCGGCGGAACGACTCCGGCGGCTGCTACGTTCACGTCTGTGGCGACAACGACCGGCACGATTTCAACGCTGCCCACCAATGCGAATGACCTAGTCAACAAGCAGTACGTTGATGAGCAGGTGGCGGCCGGTCTAAATGTTCACACTGCCGTCAAGTACGAAGTGCCGAACACAACCGGCAACCTGAACGCGACGTACAACAACGGTGTGGCTGGTGTTGGCGCTACGCTGACCAATGCCGGGGCCTTGGCAGCTTTTGCTCCCGATGGTCCGACAGCCATGGTTGGCGACCGCGTTCTGGTCTACAACCAGACCAATCAATTTGAAAACGGCGTCTATGAGGTCAGCGTAGTCGGAAACGGCTCGACTGCCTGGGTACTGACTCGCACGTCAGATACCGACACCTATGGCGCAAACTCTTCTACCAAGCTCGGCCAGGGCTCGTACTTCTTTGTCACTAGCGGCAACACCGGTGCGGGCGAGTCGTATACCTGCACCACGTCTGGCCCGATCACGTTTGGCACCACGGCCATCACGTTTGCTCAGTTCAGCGCATCGGTAACGTATAGCGCCGGAACCGGACTAAATCTCAGCCCATCCACGACGTTCAACATCTCCAACACAGGAGTGAGTGCCGGGGCTTACGGGTCGACGTCGTCTGCCTTGACCTTGAATATCAATGCACAAGGGCAGATCACCAGCGCGTCATCGGCAGCAATTGCAATCACATCTGGTCAGGTGTCTGGCCTTGCGGCTTCAGCAACCACTGATACAACCAACGCCAACAACATCACCTCCGGAACCCTTGATTCAGGGCGCCTGACAGGCTCGTATACCGGAATTACCGGGGTTGGCACCCTAACAGCGGGCACCTGGAATGCAAACGCTATTGGGGTGGCTTACGGTGGCACTGGGCTGACGACAACACCGGCAAACGGTCAACTGGCAATTGGTAACGGAACTGGCTACTCATTGGCCAACCTGACGGCCGGGACCAACGTCTCGATCACCAACACTGCGGGCGGCATCACCATCTCTGCTACACCAGCAGCGGGCGGCACCGTGACCTCGGTGGATGTTTCTGGTGGCACGACCGGCCTGACAACCAGCGGCGGCCCCATCACCGTTAGCGGAACGATTACCCTGGGCGGCACCCTCAATGTGGCCAACGGCGGTACCGGGGCGACCACGCTGACCGGATACGTCAAGGGAACAGGTACTAGCGCCCTTACCGCCTCGTCATCGATCCCGAATACAGACATCACCGGCCTGGGCAGCATGTCGACCCAGAACTCCACCTCTGTGGCTATCACAGGTGGATCAATTGATGGGACGACTGTTGGCTCTACCACAGCAGCTACCGTGCGCGGGACTACGGTTACGGCCACAACGGACTTCTCTGGTCCGGGCACAAACCTGACCGGCACCGCGGCTGGCCTGTCGATTGGCGGTAATGCCGCAACAGCAACAACGGCCACAAACGCAACGAACGTAGCTGGTGGGTCCGCGGGAGCCATTCCGTACAACACGGCAGCGTCAACCACCACATTCCTGAATCTAGGAACTTCTGGGTATGTGTTGACCGCTGGAGCTTCGGCGCCAGCCTATGTGGCTCAGAGCACCTTGTCTGTTGGATCGGCCACAAACGCCACAAATACCACTAATATTGGCATCACTGACGACACGAGCACCAATGCGACGATGTATCCGGTATGGGTCACTGCCAATACCGGAAACTTGCCAGCAAAGGTAACCTCGACAAAGTTGAGTTTTAACCCTTCAACCGGACAATTGACCGCCACTGGCGGCATTTCTGGCGGGGTTTTCTGAAGGAAGAAAAATGGCACAAGCAGGCTATACCCCGATCCAGATTTACTACTCGTCCACGACGACCAATACGCCATCCGCGGGCAACCTTGCCGATGGTGAGTTGGCCATCAACATCACTGACGGCAAGTTGTTTTACAAGGACAATCTTGGCGTAGTTCAGACGATTGCCACCAAGGCAACGGCGGCTATTACATTGCCTTTGTCTGTCAGCAATGGCGGTACCGGCACGTCGTCACTGACGTCCAACAATGTAGTTCTGGGCAATGGAACGTCAGCCGTGCAATTTGTGGCTCCCGGGAGCAACGGCAATGTTTTGACCAGTAACGGGACAACCTGGACATCAGCGGCTCCGCCTGCTCCAGGGATCTCAACAGGTAAATCCATCGCAATGGCGATGATCTTTGGCTTCTAAGGAGAAAACATGGCAAACCCGAACATTGTTGCCGTCACCACAATCACCGGTAACACGACATATCTGACGCCCTCTGGTACTACGGCTGTTGTGTTGCTGCCGAATGCGGCTTCGAGCAACAAGGTCTTTAAGATCAACCAGATAGTTGTGGCCAACACTACTGGGTCCGCAGCAAATGCGACTGTCAGTCTGTACACCAACGGCGCTCAAGCGCAAGGCTCTGCCCCTTCGAGTGGCACTGCTTATCCGATTGTGTCTACGGTGTCCGTGCCTGCTAACGCATCGCTAATTGCGGTGGATAAGACGACGGCAATCTACTTGCAGGAGGGAACCTCTATCACGGTCACCTCGGGCACCGGTAGCGCCCTGACCTATTCGATTAGTTACGAAGACATTTCGTAAGCCGGGAGAACGCGATGTCGATGCGACTTCAGGCGGGAATACTGCTGCCGGGATATGACCCGCTGCGAGTGCCCAACGCGCCGACTATTGGCACGGCTTCTCAAGCGTCGTCAACCTCCGTCTCGGTGCCTTTTACTGCACCGAGTTGCGTGGGAGGCGGCGCAATTACTTCCTACACGGCGTATTGCACCACTACTGGGACAAACACCGTTACTGGAGCCTCTTCCCCGCTGACGGTGGCCGGATTGACCACTGGTCAAGCATATACCTTCCGAGTGTTTGCGACGAATGCATATGGCCCAAGCTACCCAAGTGCCGCTAGCAATAGCGTGACACCTGTGGCAATAGGTCAACAGGCTTATACCTCTGCCGGTACTTATTCTTGGGTTGCGCCAGCCGGAGTTACTTCTGTGTCGGTCGTTGCGGTTGGACAAGGCGGTCCCGGAATCATAACTTTTTGCTCTACGCCTCATGGCGGCGGCGGTGGCTTGGGATACAAGAACAATATTTCTGTTACGCCCGGAAACTCTTATACGGTTTCTATTAGTAGCTCTTCTTCTTATTTCGTCAACACCAGCACTGTTGCTGGGTTTGCTGGTTCTTCCTCTACTTCTGCTGGCGGCGGTTATGTTGGAGATGGAGGCGGCAATGGAGGTGCTGGACCGGGCGGTGGTGGCGGCGCCGGTGGGTATTCCGGTAACGGTGGTGCAGGTTTTTGCGGCTCATACGGATCTTGGGGAAATGGTTCTTCAGGGTCTGGCGGCGGTGGTGGTGGCGGCGCCGTTGGTTATGGGCGCCCTAGTTTTTGTGCATCCCTTCGTTACACAAGCTCCGGCGGTGGCGGTGGTGTTGGATTGCTTGGGCAAGGAGCTAGCGGAAGTGGCGGATTTGGGTTTGGCGGGAATGCCGGTGAATATGGTCAAGGAAATGGGGGCTGCGGAGGCTCTGGCGGGGCGACAGGTCAAACTTGGGGTACAGCTTGCGGCGGATATGGTGGCTTTGGCGGCGCTTACGGTGGCGGAGGCGGCATAGGGCGCAGCAACACTGGCGCCCTCAGCAGTTCTAACGGCGGCGGTCCTGGCGCGGTTCGCATCATTTGGCCTGGAACAACTCGATCCTTCCCGTCAACTAACACGGGGAATCTGTAATGCCTAACTTCTCTGGTATTTGGTCTTCATCGCAACAGTTTCAGGCTCGTGGCCAAAACATTTGGCCTAAAACGCCCGGTGCTCCGACTATTGGCACCGCCACGGCCGGAAACAGTCTTTGCGCGTCTGTTGCGTTCACTGCGCCAACCTGCGCTGGCGTCCCTGCGAGCATTAGCTCTTACACGGTAACGTCCACTCCAGGATGCATTACAGCCTCTGGTGCAGCCTCCCCAATCACCGTGAGTGGGCTTACCAACGCAACCTCGTACACATTCAAGGTCAAAGCAACAAACGCAACTGGTACTGGGCCTTGCAGTGCCGCGAGTAATTCCATTACGGCATCGAGCGCAGGTTCTCAGTCTTACACCTCGGCAGGCACCTATTCATGGGTGGCCCCTTCTGGTGTAACAAGTGTCTCGGTCGTTGCTGTTGGTGGTGGTGCTGGGGGCGGAAGATATTTCCCAGGTTCTGGTGGTGGCTTAGGATACAAAAACAATATTTCTGTCACCCCCGGAAACTCTTATACGGTGGTTGTTGGCGCTGGCGGCTCTGGAACTCAATGTTCTTGCTACCCAGTTGCGGGAAATAATAGTTATTTTTGCTCTACTGGCGTCGTCAGAGGCGGCGGGGCATCTGGTGGTGATCCGGGAAGTTCTGGCGGAACCTACACCGGAGACGGTGGCGGCAACGGCGGCGCACGCGGCATATCTAATGCTGCCGGAGGAGGTGGTGCAGGCGGGTATTCTGGCGCCGGTGGTCAAGGTGGATTCCCATGCGGAGGAAGTCCTTTCCGCTATGGATCTAATGGCTCTGGCGGAGCCGGTGGCGGAGGCGGCGCCGGTGCTCGCAATCAAATTGGATGCCCGTGGCGGCAAATTTCGTCTGCCGGTGGCGGTGGTGGTGGTGTAGGAATTTTGGGTTCTGGTAGTTCTGGATCTGGCGGAGTTGGGGCCAGCGGATGCAACTCTGGCACTTGTCGTAATCAGCCTGGATTTGGCGGATCTGGCGGCTCCTCTGGGGCCTCTGGTGGCAACGGATCAACGAATAGTGTTGGCGGCAACGGGGGCGCTTACGGCGGCGGGGGCGGTAGCGGAAGTTTTGTTTACAACTTCTGCCTGGGTTCTTACAACCCTCTTTCTCGCGGAGGCAATGGAGGATCTGGCGCTGTTCGTATCATGTGGCCAGGAAATACTCGTTCCTTCCCCTCAACTTGTGCAGGAAACCCATAAATGAGCGAAAAATATCCTGGCGGGATTATCCGCAGCACACCTGTAACACCCGCTGGCCCTTATCAGGACAGCGCCGCGTCTGGCATTTGGACGCTGGACCAAGCCACCAACTTCATCAAGCAAGGCAACTGGCCTACCGCCGGGAATGTGAATCCAAATGCGTTCATAGAGAATTTGTTTAGCACATACCTCTACACCGGCAACGGCTCTACTCAGACGATCACCAATGGAATTGATCTCGCTGGTCAAGGAGGGCTTGTTTGGAGTAAGGCAAGAAGTAATGCTTTTAGTAACTATTTGTGCGACACAGTACGGGGCCGAGCATATTATTTATATTCAGATGCCACCGTGGCTCAACAAGGTCCATCTGCATCAAATCGAGATATCACGACATTTAACGCTAATGGCTACTCCCTTGGCCCTGATGCAAACGCAGAAATAAACACAAACTCAGTAACTTTCGTCTCATGGACATTTCGCAAGCAGGCGAAGTTCTTTGATGTGGTTACCTACACAGGAAGTAATTCAGATCAAACCATCTCTCATAATCTTGGCAGCACTCCCGGCTGCATTATGATTAAAAAGTTAGATTCAAATACTTTTAACGCGGGATGGGCTGTTTATCACCGCTCTCTCACAAACCCAAGCAACTACTACCTTGTTCTTAACACTACTGCCGCAGAGACAAACTACGGTGGCGCATATATTTCAAGCGTTAATAGTTCAACATTTACCGTTGCCGGAGGTGCTGGTTCTATTAGTATTGCCGGATCTACTTATGTCGCCTACCTCTTTGCCCACAACGCAGGCGGCTTCGGGCTGACGGGTACGGACAATGTGATTTCGTGTGGGTCGTATACGGGCAATGGTTCCGCAACAGGCCCGACCGTTACGCTTGGCTATGAACCGCAGTGGTTGCTTGTGAAACGCGCTAGTAATGTTGCGCAATGGTATTTGATTGACAACATGAGAGGTATGGCGCTTACCGGAAACGGAAACAGCCTATATCCAAATACTAGCCAATATGAAAACCAGTACTGGGCTGCGAACTTCATAAACATTAACTCAACTGGTTTTCAGGTTGTAAACAGCGACACTGAGATAAACGCAAGCGGCGACACCTACATCTACATCGCCATCCGGCGCGGCCCGATGAGAACGCCGACGAGTGGGACGAGTGTGTTTAGTCCTAACTACGCTTCTTCAACCACAGGGCAACAAATTACTACTAATTTTCCTGTTGATTCTCAAATATTGAGATACCTTCCTTCTGGTATTGGTGGATATTGGTTTGATAGGCTTCGCGGTGTTTCATCAACCACTACTGAAAGTGGTCAGGCTTTGTATCCAAACAATACAAATGCTGAAACAGCAGAGTCCTACACAAGATACTTTAATAACACAGGGTATCAACAAAATAGTGGATTTGCCGTTGGCACACAAATGATTGGATATTCATTTGCTCGTGCGCCGGGGTTCTTTGATGTTGTCTGCGGGACAGGTCCTGTGGCTACGGCATATCACAATCTTGGCGTTATTCCTGAAATGATTATCATGAAACGCCGTAACGGAACTGATCCGTGGTGGGTTGTTTCATCTGGTCTTGGTAGCATCAACGCCGACTATATTCTTCTAAACACAAACGCCGCAAAAGTTACTGAGTCAAACAATTTGGTGAACGCAACTTCAACAACATTCAGTCCGCAATATTTTTTTGGAGGCGGCAATACATGGGTTGCCTATCTATTTGCAACACTTGCTGGCGTATCTAAGGTAGGCTCATATACAGGCACCGGCACAACGCTACAGGTCAACTGTGGATTTACTGGTGGCGCTAGGTTTGTAATGATTAAGCGCACCGACTCTACTGGTGACTGGTATGTATGGGACTCGGCTCGAGGGATTGTGGCCGGTAACGACCCCTACCTGCTCTTGAACAGCACCGCTGCTGAAGTCACCAATACTGACTATGTAGACACCTACAGCGCAGGGTTTGAGATCAGCAGCACTGCACCGGCAGGGCTGAACGCTAACGGCGGCACCTACATCTTCCTCGCCATCGCATAAGGAGCAATCATGGGATTTAGAGTTCGTGAAACTGGAGAGTACCTTCTGACTGATTTTGCGGTTAGGGATCGGTTCAAAGGTCAAATCAACCCAACCACGCTGTTGACATCGGAGATCATTGAAAACTTGGGGCTTGATCCGGTTTTTGAGGGCCCGCAGGCGGTGCCGCAAGATCATTACGGGTTCTCGTACTTTTCTGGTCTGGCGCAAGTCGACGGCAAGTGGTTCACTCGGTATTCTGTTGGCCCCGTCTTCACAGACAACGAAGAAAGTACCGCTGAACAACAAATGGCCGCATACAAGGCCATGAAGGATGCGGATCAGGCTAAGGTAGTTCGTCAGAATAGAGACGAAAGGCTAAAAAGTACAGACTGGGTGGTGATCAAACATCTAGAGCGCAACGAGAATATTCCTGGGGCTTGGGAGGTCTATCGACAGGCTTTGCGGGATGTGCCAGCCCAGGCAGGATTTCCTTGGAATGTGCAGTGGCCTGTTCAGCCCTAAGGAGCGACTATGAATCTTTACATCGAGACTGAAAACGGCCAGTGCAAAAATCACCCGGCATTTGAAGATAACCTGATGCAAGCGTTTGGCAAGATCCCAGAGAACTGGGAGCCATTCGTTCGAGTTCCGCGTCCGGAGGTTGGGGTGTATGAAGTGTTGGACTCCGATGAGCCGACATATCAAAAAGTCAACAATGCCTGGACTGATGTTTGGCCGTTGAGGCCCATGACAGACGAGGAAAAAGCGGCCAAACAACAAGCCATCAAGGACGCCTGGAATTCGCGGCCGCAAGCATCAAACTGGTCTGCATGGGTGTTCAATGAGACTACCGCGCAATACGAGCCTCCAATACCGCGCCCTGAGCTAGTGGAGGGCAAGATTGTGTTTTGGTCTGGAGCGGACAACAATTGGAAAGAAGCTCCCGCCTATCCAACCGACGGGAAGCGATACATGTTCGACTTTTTCGCATGGGTTTGGGTTGAGGAAGCCATATGAGCAAAGTGACCAAGAAGCCCAAGAAGGTGTGCAAGGCCGCCGAGCAAGTGGCTGAGGTAGTGCAAAACACGCAACTTAGCGTGGCGTTTCACTTCCCATGCCCAATCTACTTGATCGAGCGCCCAGACTTTCTTGGCGTGGTCAATGAAGTGTCTGAAGAGGCTCTTGCTGCACAGCACCAGCAACGCAAGGTAGATGAAATCTACCCCGTGATGATGAGTGGCAACTACTTCGCCGACCCGCGTCTTGCCAAGTTCACCGAGTTCGTGGGCGCCACTTCTTGGAACATCTTGGCCGAACAAGGCTATTTTATGCAAGACAAGGTGGTCGCATTCACCGAGATGTGGACGCAAGAGCATCACAAGCAGTCTTCCATGGAGCAGCACACCCATGGCTATGGGTCACAAATTGTTGGGTTTTACTTCCTAGATGTTCCTGAAAATTCATCAAGGGTAGTGTTCCATGACCCACGTGCTGGCAAGACGCAGATTGATCTGCCAGAGAGCGACATGAATCAAGTGACGGTCGCCAGCAAAATGATCAATTTTGAGCCTAAGCCAGGGCTGATGATTTTTGCAAATGCTTGGTTGGCTCATTCGTTCACTCGTCATGCATCTGATACGCCAATAAAATTTGTGCATTTCAATCTTGCCGTGCAAATGGCGCCGCAAGTTGCATGCCCTGCTGCGGCAGAAGTAATTTAAGATGTTTTCGCCATTCATAGTCAAAGACAATTTTTTGCCTGATCCGGGCGTTTTGACTGAATTGGCAAAAAAATCAGTTTATTTTTGCGGCGGGAAAGAGCCAGGAAAAGATTTATCAGGAGCAGAAGTAGTCAGAGATAAATATTCTGGAAGTTGGCGTGGATTTAGGAGTGCACAGCTTCAAACCGCGAATGAAGCAATTACAAAAGACACAATAAATAGGATTTTTGAAGCATTGACAGAAGGCACTTATATCTCTCGCTTTCACTGGACAGCAGAGGTTTATTTGCATTACCTGCCAGAGTGTTTTGAATATGATTCTTCTTGGCGTCACACAGACAGCGGGTGCATAATTGCCGGAATTTTGTATTTAAATGAACATCCAGAAGAAAATTCAGGAACGTTGTTGTTTCAGGAAAAAGGGCCTACGGAGATAGAGAATAAATTTAACAGGCTTGTTTTGTTTGATCCAACAATAGAGCACTGCGCCCAGAAGTCTTTTGGCAAATCTGTCGAAGATGCTCGGTTAACCTTGAATGTTTTTGTCACCCGGTTAGGTTTTGAGGCTTGAAATGAACAAGTACAGCATTCGCTTTAACAAAAGCCGTGGCCAACCGGGGCGTGGCAGCATGGATCACGTATGGAGAGTTTTTGAAAATAACAAGGAATATTTATTCAAAAACTTAGACATTTCTGTGCCTGTCAAAAGCGAAAAAGACGATAACGGGGTTGACTACAACATTTGTTGCCGCGGTTATTTGCATGTAGACCGCGAAACATCTACTGCGGTAATTTCAGCAAAACAAAAAGTACACGTAAAGGAAATCGCATGAACTTAATCATTCCGATCGAACTTGCCAATCAGATCATTGGTTATCTTGGTGCTCGTCCGTATCAAGAGGTGTATCAATTGATTGATGGTATGAAAGAAGCCGCAAAGCCTCAGGTTGCTCCTCAACAGGAGCAGAAGGCTGAGGAATGAAATGCCTCCTGAAATCGACCCGGTGCGCTACGGGGTTCTGTGGCAGAAGGTTCAGGATTACGAGCGCCGTTTTGACGACATGAGCAAGAAGATGGACAAGATGGAGCACCAGCTTGACCAGCTTGTAGGGCTTGCCAATCAAGGCAAAGGTGGATTCTGGGCTGGCATGGTCCTAGTTTCTGCCATTTCTTCTGCCGTTGGGTACCTTGCCAACCTTTTCCATAGGGGGCACTGATGGACCGCAATGAGCTTGCTGTATTCAGAGCCCAGGCCAAGGCTGAACTAAACCGCCTGGAAGCCGAAAGTACCGCCAAGGAAGTAGCTGGGAAGGCTATTGGCAAGCACGGTCTTGCCTACATCACCGCCATCGTGGTGATTGGGGTGGGCGCATCCATCGTTCTTGAGAATGAAAAAATTGCGGCCGTAATGGGCCTTTTGGGTGCCGCGCTCACCGCCCTGATCTCGATGCTCAACGGGATTGCCGGAGCGTCTCCAAAGCAGGAGAAGCCCGAGTTTGAGGTGATCAAGCACTTGATCGACAAGCTCGACAAGCTCGACAAGGAAGAACTGCCTATGCGGGTGGACGTGGTTGGCGATAAGGTCACGGTCACCAAGGGCGCTGATACGGTAACGGCTAGAAGAGACTGATCATGTTGGAACTATTCAGCGGCGGCATCTTTGGCTCCCTTCTTGGGGGCATTTTTCGTTTAGCTCCTGAGGTTTTGAAGTTTTTTGACAAGAAAAACGAGCGCCAGCACGAACTTTTGATGTTCCAACGTCAGTGTGACCTGGAGCAGATCCGCGGCCAGCAGAAATTGGCTGAAATCGGCGCCGCCAGGGATGCGGCCATCGATGTTGGCGTCATGGATGCCTTTAATGCAGCAATCAACCAGCAGGCGGAGATGGCCAAGGCCGCCGGTGGATGGGCTGCGGCACTTTCTGCCTCTGTGCGGCCGGTGGTGACCTACTGGGTGATCCTTTTGTGGTCCTTCGTGCACCTGTGGTTTGCCTGGAATGCATGGCTATCGGGCGCCGAGCCGCGTGAAGTCTTCAACACCATGATGACGGCTGACTTTATGGCGCTGGTGTCTGGGACCATTAACTACTGGTTCCTCGACCGCACCCTTAAGCAGCGGGGCCTATGAACCTAAGTCTGGCCGAAGAGCTTTGCCGTCGGTTTGAGGGCTTGTGCAGGCTCGACGCCAACGGCTTGGTTTACCCTTATATCTGTCCGGCTGGGTTCCCCACGCAGGGGTACGGCACCGTCTTTCGTCCTGACGGCAAGAAGGTGTCCATGGACGATCCTCCGATCACCAAAGAGACGGCCGAGCAGTGGCTCAAGCTCGAACTGCTGCACACGTACGCCCCTG